AACTCATCACTTGGCCGGATGGTGGCGACTTCATCGAACGCCGATCGGCAGGCGAGAAGACCACGCGGCGTGTATTCGAGATGACTGCACCCCTGGCACTTGAGAAGTTCGCAGCGGCAATGGAGGCGTTCCTCACGTCCCGCACCTCGAGATGGCACAGGCTCGTGGCAAGTGACGAGGCGCTGAATAAAGACGCCGGAGTGAAGGAGTTCTTCGAGGACGCAGCGGATGTCCTGTTCCGCATTCGGAACTCACCACAAGCGCGATTCTATGGGCAGATGCACGAAGCGTACAAGTCGCTCGGTGCCTACGGCAATTCGTGCATGTTCGTCGATGAGGTTCCGTCAGGCGGCATCCGATACCGATACACGCACATCGGGCAGACCTGGATCGAGACGAACTTCATGGGCGTCGTCGATACGGTCTACTACGAGTACGAGCTGACAGCAAAGGCCGCGATACAGAAGTGGGGCGATGACGCGCCCGGTGTGGCGAAGTCCGCGATCAAGTCGGACCCGTTCGCGAAACACAAGTACTTGCATGTAGTTCGGCCTAACGAGAAGCGCGACCCAGAGCGAGCCGATGCCAAGGGCATGGCGTTCGAGTCGCTCGAGGTCGGCATACAGGATCAGGTCGTCATCGCAGAAGGCGGGTTCGAGGAGCTTCCGTACATCTGGAGCCGCTACACGATGAACCCGGCTGAGATGTACGGGCGTGGGCCTGGGATGCTGGTGCTGCCCGAGATCCAGACGTTGCAGGAGATGGAAAAGGTCTTCCTGAGGTCGGGTCACAAGGTCGCCGACCCGCCGCTGTTGGTCGCCAACGATGGCGTTCTGGGCCGAGGTCGCAAGCGCATCAGGATCAATCCGGGCGGCATCAACATGGGCGGACTCGACCCCCGGACGGGCAGACCGCTGATCGTTCCACTGAACACCGGGGCACGGCTGGATCTCACTGCCGACATGATGGAGCAGAAGCGAGAGACAATCCGCGAGGCGTTTCTCGTGAACCTGTTCGATCTGCTCGAACGAGACCGTGTGCAGATGACGGCAACGGAAGTGTTGGAGCGAGCGAAGGAGAAGGGCCAGCTACTCACGCCGGTCATTGGCCGACAGCAGGCTGAATTTCTGGGGCCGATGATTATCCGCGAGCTCGGCATCGCGCAACGGCAAGGGCTCATTCCCGAGATGCCCGAGGCGCTACTGGAAGCCGAAGGCGAGTTCGAGATTGAGTACGAGTCGAGCGCGACCCGGATGCAGCAGAGCGATGAGGTGGCGGCATTCCAGCGACTCATCGAGGTGGCTGCGCCGTTCATCGAGCAGAACCCGGCGATCATGTCGGTCTTCAAGAGCGAGGATGCGGTGCGTCACTTCGGCGAGATCCTGGGTGTGCCGTCCAAGCTCGTCAACGGCGAAGACGAGATGCGGGAAATCCATCAACAGCAGCAGCAGGCCGCACAAGAAGCGCAGATGCGTGAGGACATTCCAGCGGCAGCGGGGGCAGCGCGTGACATTGCGTCAGCGCAGGCGGCGTAGTGCTGAATGACCGAGTGCAAAAGTCCTTCAAGCCGGAAAAGGTTCAAGCGGCGTTCAAGAAATCGTTTAGCGGACCATTGGGCAAATTGACATTGGCATGGATTGCGGACACATGCGGCGCGACGGCATCGACAGCCGATGACAATCCAACAATGATGGCAGTTGCCGAAGGACGACGGCAAGTCTGGCTAGCCATCCAAGACGTTCTCACGATGACTGAGGGCGACATCCGCGACCTGCAATCACAGGTAGCGGGATACGGGGGACACGATGAGTGAAGAGGTAGCGGCAGCACCCGAAGCGGCAGCACCGGCAGCACCGTCCGTCTCGGCAGTGGTAGGCGTCGATTCTCCTGGCGAGCCGACTGGCGAAGCGGCACCCGAGTCGTCATGGCATGAAGGGATGAGCCCGGATGATGTCGCGTTCGTCGGCCTGAAGGGTTGGCCTGACAATTCCGCGATGCTGAAGTCGTATCGCAATCTCGAGCGGCTGCGCGGTGTCGACGCCGACAGGCTGGCGAAGATTCCCGACCCCGAGAATGCCGATGAGGTGGCTGAGTTTCGCGCCAAGATGGGCGTTCCCGAGGCGGCAGACGGATATGAGGCAATCGAGGTGAACCTTTCGACGGGCTCCCTCGATCCCGCCATGATCCAGGGCATCAGTCACGCGGTCGGCAACACCCCGGAGCAACATGCGGTATTGGCCTCGACAATCCAGCATGTTCTTCAGTCGTCCTTGCAGGAGCAGGAGCAAGCGACCCAGGCCCGAGACGCAGCGGAGCAGACTGCACTCGATACGGAATGGGGACCGGCAAAGGATGAGAACTACCTCGCCGCAACGAAGACGGCAGAGCGTTTCGGCCTCGATGGCGAGCGACTAGACGCCATTCAGACCGCGATTGGATACCGGGCGACGATGGAGATGCTGACGCAGATTGGTCGTGGTCTCGGGGAACACAAGGTAGCCGAGACGGAGCAGAGCGATGCGCCGTTCGGGCTGACTCGAGACGTTGCCTCGCGGCAGCGAAAGGAATTGATGGCTGACAAGGGATTTCGAGACCGGCTCTTCGATGGTGATGTCGCCGCCAAGAGCAAGTGGGAGAATCTCGGGAAGGTAATCAACGGAGTTTGACAGGGTTTCGTTTCAGGTAACTCTGGCAGTGCATAGCTGACAACCCACCCCGGACGGGTGGCGCTTCCGATAACCAACAGGCCGGAAGCCTAAAACGTCCAAGGGCCAGCGAATCATAGAAGATTCGGCCCCGCCTCGTGCGGACAAGCCAACACGTCATTGGTTTTCCACTCAAACACGAGGTGACATTATGTCCACCGAAATCCCTACCGGGTTTTCAGAGGAGTTCACGACCAACGTCGAACTCCTCCTGCAGCAAAAGCAATCACGACTCCGCAATGCGGTCATGGTCAAGTCCTTCACCGGCAAGTCGGCGAAGGCAGTCGAACAGATCGGCTCAGTCACGGCGCAGAAGCGAACCACGCGCCACGCGGATACCCCGCTCATCAGCACGCCCCACGACGCACGTTGGGTCTTCCCGGTCGACTACGAATGGGCGGACCTGATCGACGCGCAGGACGAACTTCGCGCCGTTGCGAGTTTCGAGTCTTCCTATGTCGAGAACGGTGCTGCCGCTCAGAAGCGTGCGCAGGACGATGAAGTGATCGCTGCGTTCTTCAGCGACACCACGAAGACGGGCGAAGACGCTGGCACCACGACCACCTGGACGGCGTTCGCTTCGGCGAACCCGCTTCATCAGATCGCGGCTGGGGCTGCCGGCTTGACCGTCGCCAAGCTGCGGGCTGCCAAGAAGGCGCTCATGGAAGCCGAGGTCGATATCGACTCCGAACGGCTCTATTGCGCCATCTCGGCAGAACAGCATGACGATCTTCTGGGAGAGACCCAGGCGATCAGCCTCGACTTCACCACCCGCCCCGTGCTGGTGGAAGGTCACATCACGTCCTTCATGGGCTTCAACTTCATCCACAGCGAGCGGCTCGGTCTGTCTGGTTCCGACCGTCGCGTTCCGGCATGGGCCGAGTCGGGCATGTGTCTCGGCATCTGGGGTGATGTGGTTGGAAAGGTCAGCGAGCGGGATGACAAGTCCTACAGCACGCAGGTCTACACGAAGACCACGATCGGCGCGACTCGTCTCGAGGAGAAGAAGATCGTCGAAATCATCTGCGCTGAGTAATCGGGGCAGTTCATTCCAGGCCAACGCTCTTCGCGGTGTCGTGTTGAGCGTTGGTCTGGAGTTCGTGCGATGCGGTGTCGTGTCGCACTAGGAAACGAAGAAAATGGCAGACGTATTTGGTTCGGCAATTTCGGACAGCACAGGTCAACCGGGGGGTTCGGTTGCAGACATCTCACACGCGAGAGCCAGAAAGACTCTCTCTCGGTTTGCTGCAACCGCACACGCAGACACGAGCAATCTGGTCATCGGCTACTTCAAGTCGTCGGATCAGATCTTGGACATCAAGTTCTACACGGATGGTGGCGGCTCGGCGGGTGCCTTCGATCTCGGTCTTTCGACCGTGGAGTTCTCGAACGGTGGAACGACTCTGACAGTCGCCGATGTGAATCTCTACGCAACGGCAAAGGCAACTGGCACGGCGATTCTTCATGGATCGGCGATCGCCACGGTCTTCACGGAATCGGGAACGCTCGACGACTTCGATCGAGGCAAGGCCCTCTGGGCTCAGCTTGCGATCGGTGGCGGTACGGACACGTCGGATCCCGGCGTGACCTATGCGCTGGTGGCTGACATCTCGACCACGATCGACGGGGTGAACGAGATCGCCTTCGACATCGACTACGTGTCGGGCGACTGACTCCGTTTCCCCCGAGACGGTCTCTACGGGTCGGGAGTTGGTCAAGGCGGCGGACTCCCGACCCATCCGAGAAGAAGGGATTTCTGTATGACTACTCAACGGATAGATGTCGCCATCGGTGACGACCAGGACAGCCTCACGAACACGGCTGCCGGGACGTTGACGGCAGATCATATTGTGCGACTCGAATACGATGAC